CCGATGCGGAGTTAATGGCCGTGATGCCGGACGGCGTGTGGATGGATATCGCACCGCCGAACTCGCGGCAGTTTGTCATCGTGGCGCTATTAGAGCAAGGCCAGGAATCGCTATTCGAGCAAGGCACCGCGTGGGAAATCTCCACGTATCTCGTCAAGGCCGTGTCGTTTGGATCGTCCGGCGTGCCGGTGCGATCGGCGGCCGCGAGAATTCACGAACTCATGCACAACGGCACCATCAACGCCGTTGGGTATACCGCGATGCGATCATCGCGGATCCAACGCATTCGCTATCCCGAGCCGAACGATGCCGGAGAAATTATCTGGCAACATCGCGGCGGCCATTACGAACTGTGGATGATTCCGGAAGGATAACCAATTATGAGAATTCACGGATCAAGCGGACAAGTAATGTTAGATCCTACCGGCGGCGCCACGGCGGTAGCGATCGCCAGTTTGAATGCGTTCACCTTGGATATGGCCCGCGATAAGGTGGACGTTACGGCGTTTCTCGATACCAATAAGCAATACGTGCAAGGCCTCCCGGATATCAAAGGCACCATAGGCGGCTGGTACGATTCCGAGGCGTTGGAAATATTCGATGTGGCGCAAGGCGATATTGCGGCCATGTTGAAACTCGTTCCGGATAGCCGCGAGGCTTTGAATTTCTGGACGGGCCTGGCGTTTCTCGATGCGTCCGTAAACGTATCGGCCACCGGCGCCGTTTCCATTGCGAGTAACTTCGTCGGCGCCGGGCCGTGGACGCGTCAACCGGTAGTCCTGAGCGGATTGCGCGGGGGGGAATCTCCGCGTGAGGCCGCACCGGCGTTGCTGCAATAACGCCGATGGGCGAGATCAACGGCCTCGCGGCCTCGATTAAATGGCACTACTTCGAGGCCGCGAGGATCGATGGTTATAGCTTGCATCGGGATCCACTTACACGCCGGTGGAGTGTTACCGGAGAGATCGTAAGTTTCGATCCGTTCAAACTCTCGCAATCGCCGTTACGCCTGGTAGTACCGCACAAACACGGCCAATGGATTTGGCCGATCGTGAGTGCGATACCTCGGCGCACCGGCCAATTCTCGGCCGCACTCGGCCCGATCATTCCAAAGGCGCCCGTTAATGTCTACGTGGATCCGCAAACCGGAATCCGTACGCCTCCCGCTAAGTAATGGCGATTGGGTAGAAGTCCGCAAGTACCTCACGGCCGGAGATACGCGCCGGATGTACTGGCGCATGATGCGCCGTGGCGCCGGTGGCGGAGAAAAGATGGATCCGCTATTGGTGAGCGTATCTAAAATTGCCGCGTACGTCCTGGCGTGGAGCGTTACCGATGCGGACGATCGGCCGATCGATCTCGATGGGCCGGAGGCGGAGGCCACGATCCTTAGTGTCCTCGATGCGATGGATCCCGATCGCTACCGGGAACTCGCGGCCGCGATCGATGCGCACGAAACCGCCATCGATGAGGAAAAAAAAATCCTACGTGGCGCACCATCGTTAGAAACGATCTCACGATCGCCCGCCATTTCGGTTGGCGCTATGAATGGGTAGCGGAGTTAGATCGTGAAGTCTATAACGTTATCCTGGCCGATCTCACGGCCGCCGAACGGTAGCCAATGGCGCAAGTAAAAGGCGAATTTCTCGCGGACTTCGCAAGTTTCTATGAGGCCGTCAATAAGGCGGAGGTATCGCTAGACGGCCTCGAAACCAATGCGAGCAAAGTGGAAAAGGCATTGGATCGCGCCACCAATGCATTCTCCGGCACGAAGCTAATACAGGACGCCACGATCGCAATGGAGGCCGTGAAGGCCTTAGGCGGAGGCGTGGACGCGTTAGCCGGCGTAACGAAACTCACGGCCACCGAGCAAGCGAAACTCAACGCGCAATTGACGGAGGCGATCGCCAAGTACGACGCACTCGGCAAACAGGCGCCGGCCGATATGGTGGCGTTACAAAAGGCCACGACGGCCGTGGCGGACGAATCCAAAAAGATTAAGGATGCGATCGCCACGCCACCGGCGCAAGGTAAAGCGGCCGGATGGATCGCGGATTTCGGAAGCCAAGTTACCTCGATGGCCGCCGGGATGATATCCGCGCAAGCCGTGATAGGGGGATTCCAAGCCGCGTGGAGCGGATTAGTGTCTTTCGTGGGCGGAGGTATCGCGGAGTTTGCCGAGGCCGAGGCCGCCAATAAGAAATTGGCCGTGGCGTTAGAGGGATTAGGCCAGGCCACGCCACGGGCCTCCGCCTATATGGATGATCTCGCGGATTCGTTTTCATCCACCACGAAATATAGTGGCGATCTCATTACCGAAATGGAGGCCTTACTAGTCCAAATCGGCCAAGTCCTCCCGTCTGATATGAAGGCCGCACTTACGGCCTCTACCGATCTCGCGTCCGGCCTCGGCATTGATCTCGAAACGGCAACTACCGCCGTGGCTAAGGCGTTTGCTGGCAACTCTGACGCACTCAAAAAGTTTGGGATCGATATCAATGACGCACGGCTACAAGCGGAAGGTATGCCGTACGTCCTCGATGCGATTAACGAACGCGTGGGCGGCCAGGCGCAAGCCGAGATGGAAACGTACGCGGGCAAAGTGGAGGCGATGGGCAATAAGTGGGACGATGTAAAGGAATCCATTGGCGAGATCATCGTATCAAGTCCAATCCTCGCGGCCGCACTCGATGCTATTACGGAAGGCGTGGGGAAAACCGATACCGGCGTTACCGATCTCGATCACGGGATTTCGAGCTTGCTGGAAAAGTTTAATAGATTCGGCGCACTCGGCAACATCCCGCAAGGCATCCGCTCAATAGAGGATTTTTCTACGGCCGTTAATGAGGCGAATTGGGTACGCAAGCAATTCGAGGAAGCGCCGGTTTCCGAGAATGAATCGATCCGCCTTGGCAATGCGCAGGATCACGCCCGGAGTTTGGCTACCGTTACGGAGGAATTGAAAAAGGCGGATCAGGCCACGAAGGATAAGAAAAAAGCCGATACAGACGCGGCCGCCGAGGTAAAGAAACACGCGCAGGAAGTTGAAAACCTCCGCGATAAGTTAGGCGGGGATGGCGCGATCAAATCGGCGCAATTGTATGTAGAGGCGTTGGCCGGTATAGAGGACGTGGGCAAACTCACGGCGGCCGCACAAAAGGACATAGCGGCCGAAGTCTGGAAAGGCCTAGAAGCGTATAAGGCGTTAGGCCAGGAAGCGCCGGCCGCGATGCGCGAACTCTACGCCTCCGTAATGGCCGTCAACGATATCAAGATTACCGCCGGGATCGATAGCCTGGCCTCGGCATTAGGGAATACGGCCGTCAAAGCTACCGAGTTAGACGATAACGTTACCAAGGCCTTCGAGAAACAAAAGGCCACCACGGCGGCCGCACAAAAAGAATATGAATCGTTGCAGCAAGCCGCGTTTGAGGCCGCGATGGTTGGCGCCGGTGGCCTCGATAAGATGGGAAAAGAGGCCACGGAGGCCGCTACCGAAGTCCAGCAAGTAACGGTGGCGATGAATCAATTACTCGGCGTGAATAAGTCCGCGTGGGAATCCGTGGCGGCCGGGCACGAACTTATGAATGCCTACGCCTCGGCCGGCGTGGCAATGGGATCGCAATTAGCGATGGGCGGTTATAACGCCTCGATGCGCCAGCGTTCCGGCATTCCGACTAGCCAGGACGTATACGGCTATGCGCCTGGCGCACCGGGAGGCGGCGCCTGGGGAAACCAAAACACGTTGAACGTGAACGTCAATAACGCCGATGCGCAAGGCATCGCCAGTAAGTTAGTCAACGAAATGCGGCACTCCGGCTATCGGTTCTAAATGGCGCCGGTATCTCCGTATCACCGGCAGGGTTGCGCACGCCTCGGCGTGGCGCGGTTGAATGCCTTTCGGTTGAACGTATACGAACCGTGGATCGGCGCCTACGTCAACGGCGCACCGGCCGCACTCCGGATCGAAGGCGCCTCGATTTCGCATATCCTCAACGATCAAACCGATACCGCCAACTTCCGTACGAAGTCCGGCACGCCCGCGCCGGTGGCGGGCCAGGCGATCGCCGTATTTCAGGGCGATACCTCGATTACCGCGCAACTATTCGGCGGCCGCATCATCGAGGCCACGGCACTCTATGAAAAGAAACCGGATAACGTGGCGTACGATCTCCGGTGCGTGGATCCCACGTGGTTACTCAACCGCCAAAAAGTCCTCGGCCAGTACGCCAACCAATCGGCTAGCACGATTGCGATCGATATCGTCACGCGGTTTTGCCGAGGCATCACCACGCGCAATGTGCAATACGGATTGCCGTCAATCGATCTCATTACGTTTACCAATGAGAATCCGGCCGATTGCTTAACGGCACTCTGCCAACGAATTGGCGGATCGTGGTATCTCGATTATGCGGGCGATTTGCACGTCTTTCTATCTGAGGCCACGCCGGCCAATGCCATTACGGATGCGCAACCGCACGGATCCGCCGAGCACCAATTAACCGAGGACTTATCGCAAGTAGTGACGCGGGTAATTGGCCGAGGCGGAGGCGGAACGGCCGCCGTAGACGTGCAACCGGACGCGATCGAAATCCCGGTAAACGAAGGCGATCAACAAACGTGGTACAGCGAAACCGGCGGCTTAGTCGAGGCACCGAACGCGCAACGGATTAGTTACACGGCGATCAAGGGCCGTGGCGGGAAAGGCGCACAAATCGGCACCGGCAATGCGCCTACCTCACAGCCTACGGTTTCCGGCCTGGCCGGCACCGGCCTGGCCTCCGGCGCGTATCAGTACGCCGTTTCATTCGCCAACGCGGCCGGGGAAGGATTGCCCGGGCCGGTGCGGCCGTTTACGGTAACGAATGAGTACGCGCCGAGCCTCAACCAAACGCACGTGCGGGCCGGCTACTACTCGGAGTATGGCAACGGCACTACGCCGGGCGGATCGTATATGTGGCGCCTCGCGTTGTACTACCAAGGTGGCGGCTATTCACTCGGCCCGCCCACGCCGGCCTACGTGGTAGGCGATCGAATGCACGAATTGTATTTAGGCGGAATCGAGTACGACGCCAGTACTGGCCTCCCGTACTATCCGGCCTTAATGCTGCCGCCCAAAGGTAGGATTGTGCAAACGGAGATTTACCGCACCACGAACGGCGGCGCCAATTTCTATCTCGCGGAAATCAAAAACGGGTTGGTGGCCACCGGCGGCTATTACTTAATGGCCACGTTGAGTGATACAAACTTACTGCAACAGAACTCGGCATGGCCGAACGGCAATTATCCCACCGATACCGCGCAATTCGGCCGGGCGTTGTTATCGGGTTTGGCGAATATCGTAGCGCCGTCCGGATTCACCGGAAAGAATTTGTATCGCACCACGGTTAACGGCGCCGTCCTCAAACGCCTGGCCACGAACGTTACGGCGGATACATTCTCGGATGGCGTGGCGGACGCGGCACTCGGCGCCAACGCGCCGGCCTCGGATACGTCCGGCGTGATTGTGGACAGTAACAAGTCCGTTCCGCCAGGCGCCACGTAGATTCCGGTTACGGGTACGGAGGTCTTCGCGGCGGACGGCGGCGCCTCCGGCGGTTGGGCAAACATCGGCAATCAAACGATTCGATACAACGGCATCGCCTCCGGGAAACTTACCGGCGTACCGGCCACCGGCGCCGGATCGCTTACGGCCGCCGTGCGGTATGGCGCCTCGATTCTGATTCAACCGCGTTTGATCGG